CGTAGCGAGAGCGCCACGCTACAGGCGCCGCTTCCAGCGATGCCAGCACGATACGCGCCAGCTCACGCACAACTTCCGGCGGCGCGTAACGGTCATTCAGGTCATCCCACAGACGTAGCATGTTATCGCTACCAGGGTGAACATCCTCGTTAGTTCCGGCAAGCGCACTAATAACCTCATCGGCAGCTTCAATAATTTTCTTGGCCTGTTCTCTGGTAATACTGGTCATAATTTATGCTTTAGTTGTAGCCAATCGGATTAACAGCAACAATAACGCCATCCGCGAACAAATCTTTAATGAGGTGTTCGCTCGGCTCGCCTTTTTCGTACTCTTCAATAAGGTAAGTGTCTCCATCCTCATTGATATAAACTGGAAGAATGGAACCGTTGATGAAGTAGGTTCCGTTGTTATCGAGGATTTTTGCCTCGGCGATTTGTTTTTTGGTAAAACGATCTTCTTTTTTCAAAGTTGCCATATCTGTTTCCTTATGTGGGTTAATTTTATTGTGTAGCTTCCTGAATGGGGTCCACACTATATCGATATACAGTTCAACTAACGGTTCAAATACTTTCCCCATTAGAACAGTCACTAATATTGAGGCTATTGGTATCAGCAACACGAAAAACAGAATGATAAACAGCAATTCTAGTGCTCTACTCTTTCGCGGATATTCTTTTCTGAATAAAGTGGGCATTTCCTCCCCATTAAATGCCTCAATGATTTCTCCAGTGTTTTGCGCTGCACCTGAATTATCTTTAAATCCTTCTTTCATCGTTTGCTATCTTCCTCACACCCAAGATATGAAAGAGATGTAATTGCTTTTGCACGGAAACCACCAACCTTGCTAAGTGCGCTTTTAAGTGCGTCAAGGTCAGATTGTGATTTGATCATGAAAGTTAACCGCGCAATTCCAGACATAGAGTCAGAACCATTCACTGCGTTGTAGTGATATATGTATCGGGTGACTGATTGAGTCACGCCCTCCTGCTGGTGGTTTATATTGGCGTCCTGTCTTGTGTTGGCCTGCTCCAACTCTTCGATACGTTCAGCCATCGCAGCACACTCTTCAAAGTTGCTTAATGCTTTTCGCTCCGATTCAGCGCATTGTTTTTCCAGTTCTGCTATGCGCTTACCTCCATCCGCGATTACTCCCTCGTAATGCTCGCGCTGCTCGTTGAGTTTTGATTTTGCCGACTCCAGTTGTTTTGTTAGTTCCACAATACGGCAAACATCGTTGATACGCGTTTCCTCTAATGCGTTGATCTCATCCAGTAGTGCCAAAGCAACCTTGGGATTAAAGGCAGCAATAAATTCAGCGTTGTTTTTCAGAACGTGTTGCGCAATGGCCTGACTACTTAGTCGGACCTCATAACCACGTGCGCCACGGTGTGGTTTATATGAGTCCCAGTCTCCCCACGTTGCTTTCACTGCCGCCTCACGCAGTGCCTGGTAATTAATTTCGCTCACTGGTTGCCTCCTTATTAATCAGTTTATACAGGTGCACCACAGTCACAGAGAGTGCATCCATCGCTCGTTTATCCAGGCGCGGGGCCAGAGCAACCAGTTCATTTATTGCAATCTGAATACGCTGCTCCGCCGCCAGCGTCGCGCGATTGCTCTCCAGTTCTGCAATTCGGCACATGGCATCAATATTTGCGTCTTCCAGGCGCTTAATTTCGCCCAGTAGCGCCAGCGCAACTTTTGGTGGGATAGCCGCGATATAACGGGCATTGGCACCAGCGTTTCTCAGCCCATCAATACCAGGCCAGTCAATAAAGTATCCGCAATGCCTACCCTCAGACGTGCGCGCAGGATAAATGCCGTTATGACCCGGCAAAATATATGCTACCCATTCATCTTGCGTTGCCTGTTCCGCCGCCTCGCGCAGTTCTTGATAGTTAATTTTGATCACTGGTTGCCTCCGCTTCCCACGTTTTCAGACTTTCACCACAGAACGGGCAAAATGAAATTCGAATCGGCGATTTAGAAAACTCGCCTGACCGCAGCATGATCAGGTCTTGTGAATGAATTAATGCATGGTTATAGATTTTGTATTTCAGCAGACCTTTTCGCGTCGTGTATTCAGCGTCATGTTCCAGGGATTGCGTCAACGCCGCGCACGGTTCTATCTTGTTGCCATTAATTTGGCATTTTGACTCACTCACTGGTTGCCTCCTGTGCGGAGTTGCGCTGCGATGCACGAAAAAAAAGACTCCCGAGTATGACAGTTAAGAGCTGGTGCGAACGCCGCGTTAAGAACGGCGGCATCACAGCCGTCATCAATATAGAGCGCAATTTTTTTCTCCAGGCGCGCTTTGGCTTCCTGCAACTGCATACCCCGGCACGCACGCGGGATATAATCAGCAATTTGAGCGATAGCTTTTTCGTTCTGTTTAAACATGCTTCACCTCGATAGGCTTGATGGTGTCTAACAGCAGTCGGCGGCGCGTATTTTCTGCAAAATGGCGGCGTCCAGTTTCTTTGTGGTAAAACTCGTTTTTGCCAACGACCCACATCCGCTCTGTTTGGTGCAGTTTTTTTACCTGCGGGCCATCTTTGGTGATCACGGTACCGGTATGGGTTTTTACGATTGTCATTCCACTACCTCTTCGAACAGATGAACGAGACAGGCCGATGCTCGTCCACCTGAAAAACTGACGATTTGATGCATACTCACGGTTTATTCCTGAATGCGCTTAAACTCGATTACCCACACCCAGGGATTAGCGTTCCAGCTTTCTTCACCATAGATGGATTCCCACAGGCGCTGGAACGCAACCTTGGCCATTGCGAAATCCCCCTTGGGAGTAAGGAATGTTCCCGGGTGATCAGGGAGCAAACTTCCAGCAGGCGGAACGCCCTCATCCCTTGCATCGCATTCGCTGATATCGTTCAACCGCTCAACGCGCACGTTGGTAATTTCCAACAGGATGCGTGATGCCCATCGCGGCATGTGAATTGATGGACGCCACCCACCATCAAACTTTTCATTCACAGTGTGAGGTTTCCAGTCGGCATCATCGGGTATCGACCATAAACCGTAATCACCAGGCTTTTGCTCACAACTGGCCCGATAAATCCTTGCTGCGTTCTTCTCATCGCCACGACAAAGGTTGTCGTTCCAGTCCACACTGCAACCATCTTCATTGCCTAATATCGCCCATGTTTCACGAACCCAAATTCGATCGCCGACGATACCAAAGGGGCAATTGAAAACACTGCTTACACCATCAGCCCCGTACCACTGAAAACCTGCACCAATTTCCCTAACCATCACTGGTGCTTCTGGACCAACTTCCGCAGGCTGATTTTTCATTATCCGCCGCGTCTGCGTTTTCCTTCCTTCGAGGATGGCTCGGACCATCTCATCGTTAAAAATCATCCCGCGTTCTTTCATTTTTTGATCCACTCCATCAGTTATTGAACGTGATCACTCCGCGCTCGATGGCGAAGTCGAAAAGCTGGTTGGCGGCTACGTAAAGGCGTATGCCATGTGCTTTTTCCCATGCCCGGACATCGTTTTCTGCGCTTCTGGCGCATTCATCGCAAAGAGGAACGGCCCAGCGATCGTGTTCGTTTAACGAGCGGGCGCGGTACATGAACGGGTGATTAACTTTGCCTCCGCATCCGATGCACGGACGAGAAATCACAAACCGGAGATAAGCCGGGCTTTTACCGAGCACCGCTTTTGGTCGGCGCATATACAGCAGGCCGGAATCCTCATCTACAGACAGGTTGACGATCTGCTCTGCGGTTATGTCCACCAGCTCACGGGTGCTGTGCTCCCAGGTGATATCCGATTCTTTCTGTGTGCCGGTAGGGATTTCCTGTTTTGGCTGACAAAATGCAATGCGACCGGCTTCATCTGGCAGCTCGTCTTTCAGATTCCGGCGAATGGCCCAAAAAGTGAGTTCAACCATGCTCAGATCGCGTTCTGGCGGTAGTTTTAACTCGCTCGCAGCCCAGTTCATAACCCAGTTGGCACGATTCAGGGATAACTGGTCATCCAGCTTGCCGTACCCCTTCATCATGTATTCCGCATCATGCTTCCAGCACAGGCGAACGGCAGAGCCGTTATAGAAATGAGTGGTTAGCTGGTGGCTGCAATCGCGCTTATCGTGCGCCTGGCAATCGTGGATATTGGAACTTACCCAATGAACAAGCGAATCTTCACCGCCTAATGCGTTAAATACGCGCTCGCTTTGAAAAAATGCTTTCAGAGACTGGTTGGCAACCAGCGAATAGTTCAGATACACTACGCCATCTGGCGTGTTTTCAGCCTGTTCGCGCGGAAGTGGAGAGATAATGAAACGGCGACCTGCGCCAATGTAGTTGCTGGTGGGCTTGTCTACCGGAAAGACAGCCACACCAGCTCCGTTTACGAAATGAGGTGTGATTAT